CGGAGGGCGTTATAAATGGCCGTTCCCTCAACCACGGACCCACCGGGCGAGTTGATGCGAAGGTGGATGTGCTGGCCGTCGAGCTTGCCGAGGTCGGCGAGGAACTCTTTTGACCCTGCGCCAAAAGCACCGACTTCATCGTAGAGGTGAATCGTTGCCGTGCCGTCGTTGGATTTTTCCAATGCATAGAATTTGATCATGGTGTGGGTTGGGTTGGTTGGGTGAGAGCTTCGGCTTGGGCGGGGAAGACATCGCCGAGGTTGAGTCCGAGGGATTCGCATTTTTCTTTGCGGCGAATGTAGGCGCTGAGGATGTCGTCCTCTTCGGCTTCGGCATCGAGGCCGTGCAGGTTGCAATAGCGCTCCCACGACATATAGCCGGAGTCGAGAAGCTGGGCGTAGAGGCGGCCGTCGCGGCCGTTGTCCACGGTAATTTTTCGCGGGGCGACGAACTCACAGCGCCACCAATCATCTCCAGGGTAGGGCAAACGCCCGGCTTGGATTTCTTGGTAGATCCAGAATTTCCAGAGCGGCCGGCAGAATTGATCGATCAGCATTTGCTGGAGCCGCTCGAGGAAGTTTTGGGCGACTTCGAGGAGGCCGCGAAATTCGGTGCCTGCGCTGCCGACGAAGATCATGAGTGCCTCGGGCGGGAGGCCCATGCCTCGGGCGATCTCGCCCATGATGGTGCGGATGAATGGCTCGAAGGCTCCGGCGGGGTGTTCGTTTTTGAATGATTGGATGGACTCGCCGGGCTTGAGGCGCGGGATGAGCGTGCCGTTATAGAGGGCTTCGGTGCTGATCTCTTCGCCGTTGGGGCCGGTGATCATCTTGCCTGCGCCGAGGCCGATTTTTTGTGCTTCGTTGCTGGTGACGACAAATCCGATCTGGGCGCCTGCTTTGGCGGATCCTTTTTCGTAGGCGAGATATTCGACAAGGTCGTGGCAGTTGGTGATGGCGTTATGCAGCCACGAGACTCCACGGGGGTATCCTGCCCGGCGGATGTGCCGGAAGTGCAGCATGTCGGCGGCTGGGACATCTTGAAATTTTCCAGAGGCCCGGTCGGTAATGACGCGATAGCTGACGGGGGCGTTGAAGCGGTCGAGAAGAACGCCGTCGAAAGCGCGCTCGTTGCTGTTGGCCGTGGATCCGACCGCCTCGGCGCCGATGAATCGGACGCGGGTGCCGCCTGCTTGGGTGGAAAGAAATTGCGCGAAGAAATCGCCGTCGCAGGCGACTTGGCGGAGGATGAGAGATTGCGCACCGTAGAAATTCACCTGGGCGCTGGCATCGAAAGCCCACGCATCACCGCAAGCGCGGTCTTCGAAGGCGCGCTCGGCTTGGCGGTTCCATGCGGTGTCGGAGGTGCGGGCCTTGGGGACGATGCCGGTTCCGACGGCGCGCTGGGCCAGGTGCTCGATGAGATAGGAGGCGGTGCCGAAATTGTTGTAAAGCCAGCGGGCGCGCTGCATGAGTTCCATGCGAGTCCGTGGCGCGAGTTCGCGCTTGGGCTCGAATGTATTCATGACAATCAAGCTCCGCTCGCGGGAGTGCTCGGCACCTTCAAAGGCCGCTGCTTGGGGATCTCTGCGCGGACGGCCGGCACCGGGGCGCGGACCACCCCAACTTGATTTCTTGATTTTCGGAGCCATTGACTCCGAGGGCCGTGTCAAACGGGGGTCGTGAAAAACGAGCGGTCGAGGACCGTGCAGAGTTGCCGGCCGTTTGGCTCAGCGAGGATTTCTTCGAGGGCTTGCAGGAGAAGCCATTTTGGAAACGAGACCTGTCCGCTGGAGGCGGTGCCGTCGCCGCTGATGGATGTGATCGTGACTTCCTCGGACGCAGAAAGAAAAGCCGCGTCGGCGAGGGCCTGGAGTTCGGCGGTGGTCTTGGTGCGGCGGAGGTAGCTTTTAACGCCAGCGATTTTGTCGAGGTCGGTCACGCCTCGGCGGGCGTGTCAAAGAATAGCTTCGTTTTCCCGGCATTGGGGAATCGTTCAGTTTTTCAAAATGTGCCAGGCGATGTGGCAGAGTTTTAGCGCGTCCATGTAGTGATCTTCTCTGACCTCTTTCCAGATATAGACTTGGCCGGAGGGCGTCTTGCGCGGCACGAGTTTTTGTCCGCTAAGGCCAGCGATGAATTCCGTGGTGATTTTTTTGGGGAGTTTAATCTCTGGCTTTTGATCCTTGATCCGATCGATAAACAGTTCGGTTTTGATGGCGTGATCCACAAATGTGTAAAGGACAACGCCGGGGAAGTTATCGATCGCAGTGCGTGATATCCGAGTTCCAAATGTCGCGCTGCTTCCCTTTGCAGGGTGGTAAAAACCAGCCGATGCCTGACAGGCGGCATACACGCGAAAGGTAGCGTATCCGCTGTCCATGAGGCCGCATTCTGGAGAGACGACATTGCCGCTTGGCGTTGTGTATTTCCTGAGTGGTGGATCCTGTAAAAGGTCTTCCACGGTGAGAGTAGTTCCGTAATCGATGACATACGAAGCGCCATTTTCTGAAAACGCTGTCGTTACCCAGTGCTGTTTGTCCTGTCCGCAGTCGGCGCAGGTGACGACGACGCGGGGCTCGATAGGGCAGGTGCCTACATTGTAATCGCCTGAAAGTCCCAAAATCTTTGAATCTCCGATCGAGGTCTCGACCTGTTCCCATGGCATCGCCATGGTGGAGTTGGTAAAATCTTGGAGGCCGTTGATCGTTCCCTTGTCGCGGAGGAATTTTACTGCGAGCGCGCCGAATGTGCAGGAGCGCCACGGCGCGTAGAGGGAATTGAGGTGGAAGGATCGGAAGCCGCGTTGCGCGGTGGGGTTGGTGGCTTGCCATTTTCCATCTGCGAGCATTTCCATTTTCTGGCCGTCGTTGATTTCGCCGCCGCATCGCTGGCAGAGGTAATGCGCGGACTCTTCGACTCGGGCCATGTTCCACTTCTCGCCGTCTTTGGCGGTGGCGTCCCACTTGACTTGCTCCCAGAGGAGTTCGATGCGTTCGTGGCAGTGCGGGCAGGAGAGCATGAATTTCTCCTGCGTGCCTTTCAGATACTCCTGCCAGATCGCGCCGTCGGGCGTGGTGGGGGTGGAGGTCTTGACGCGAAGCGCGCCGACGAAACTCTTCGTGCGGTTCTCTGCGAGGAAAAGCGCGGAGGTTTCTTGGTCGGTCTCACGGGCGAATTTGTCCACCTCGTCCATGAGAAGCAGTCCGGCGGGGCGGCTGGCGAGGTTCGCAGGGGAGTTGCTGCCGACGAAGACAAGCGAGCACCGCGAAAAATGCTGCTCGAGGTTTTTGAATTTGTGGCGGTCGCTCGGGATTTGCTCGCGGAGCGTGGCGCTGTCCTCAAAGAGCGGAAGCCAGCGGGTTTCGGAAAACGATCGGGCGAGGCCTTCGGTGGGCATGACCCAGACGACGGGCTGGGGTTTGTTGACGATGCGCCAGGCGGTGCCTGCTTGGACCATCGTGGTCTTGCCGGTTTGCGTGCCAAAGACCAGCACGAGATCGGAAACATCGACATCGCCAAAACACTCGAGCGGTTCGCGGAGGTAGGGCGTGAGGTCGGTGCTGAAATGCCCAGGGGATTGAGTCTGTCGCTCCGATAGCATGACCTCGTCCTCGCACCACTCGCAGACCGTTCGGGTGTCTATCGGTGCGAGCATCGCGTTGGCGGCCTGCATTAAGACTTCAATGCTCGCGGCCATATCTCGTCTTTTGCGCTTTCAATCAACCGGGCGCTCCACTCAAACAAGGTCTTCTCGACCATCTTTTGCGGCTGCATGGCTAAACGCGGGGCCATGGTTTTCGGCATGACTTCGGCCATCTGCCGAACGGGGAGCAGGATTCTTTGAAGAAACTCCAACCCTTCAGCGGTAAAGATCGTGATCTGTTGCATCCGCTGCCACTCGTCATAATCCTTCTGGGCTTTCACCCGATTATTTCTTGCCGCGATGTAAACCTGATTGGCCTTGCGGTAGTCTTCGATCGATCCGCCTCCGAGTTCGATTTCTTTGAGCTTCTGATGCGCGGCGTCTTCGGCAGCGATCGCACGATCAAGCGAGAGCTTCGGCGTGTTGGCCGATTCAATCGCGGGCTTGGTATCATTTGATACCTTGGCGGCGGGCGGTTGCGTTTGTAGCGGTTGAGAAGGTGCCGGGGTAGCCTTCGGGGGCGGCGTTGCTCGGTTGGTTTTGTCTTTGCGGTTGCGCGGCGGAGCGTTGATGGCGCGCCAGGCATTCGCGGCATCTACCGATCCGGTCGGCATCCCACGCTTGACCAGCATGGAGACGAGTCCCTTGGTGCATCCGAGTTGTTTAGCGAGTTCAGTAACGCCCACTCTATTGAACGGGCGTCAAATATTGAACACTCAGAAAAAGACCGATCGACATTCCTACACTGCACGATTTGGCTGGGGGGTAGGGTTCCCATGCCACCCCCCTCATGATGGCTCGGCGAGCTTCGCGTTGATGCGTTCGATCCATTTGTCGTCCTGCTTTGGTTTCTTTTTCTTCTTCAATGGTTTGCGCTTGGGTTTGGATAGCCATGGGAATTTTGTTTCGTGCGCCTGTTCAAGGGTTACGAACCGATGCCCTGCCTTGCATAGTCTGCGCCTGTAACCTTCGCGGGTGGCAATGACGCGGGTGTCGGTGCCGCAGGTCGGGCAGGTCACGCGAGGAGTTGGCGGATCCGTGCGGCTGTCGCCTCCATAGGCGTGAGGAGTTCGAGGGCGCGCTCGAGACGGTCGCGGTCCCACTTGCCGATGTCGTCGGACATCTTCCTCTCCCAAACGGTGAACTTCTGGCTCAGCCCCTCGATGGTCACGATGGCCTTGGTCTTGTCGTCAGGGTTCAGCGTTGGCTTTGCCTCGGCCAATGTGAGCCCGAGGTCTAGCTCGAGCTGTGCCTCGGTGTCGGCGGTGAACTCCATGCCCCACCGTGCCGTGCTGTAGTCCCTCGACTGGCTGAGCCACTTGGAGGCGGCGCGCTTGCACACGAGGATGTCCTTGTGGATGTCGGTCCACTCGGCAGGGGTGAGGGTTTCGGGTAAGTTCAGCGCATTGAGCGTGAACATGGTGGTGTCGATTATTTGCATTTTGTGGTGATGTGGTTGCTGGCTTTGTATCTGGCTATGGCAGCCGCCTTGGCCGCCGTGAATGGATCCGTCGCCTTCTCTCGAAAGGTCTGGCGCGACTTGTTGGACTTACGGAACTTGGTGCAGTCGAAGGTCTGGCTTTTGCCTGATAGGAAATCCCTCACGCCGACGACATAATGAGAGACGAGAGCCCTGGTGACGCCCAGCTCCCGCGCCACCTGAGCCTGGGACATCTTGCCGTTCAGCTGGTCGAGGCCAGCCGCGAAGGCGATGGCGTTCGCCATGACCGGCAGGTTGTTGGTCTCGAGGAGAAGCCCGACGACTTTGCCAAGGGTCAACGCCTGCTGACGAACCTCGGCGGCTTGGAGCATCGCAATGACCTTGCGAGCCACGGCGGGCGTCGTGCCGAGTTCATCGGCGAGGATGTCCTCGGGTGTGTCGAGGTCGTAGTCAGGCAGGTAGGCAGGCTCCCCCCCCCTTGTTGTGAAGGTGTTATTCATGAGAGTTCCCGTAGTTAAATCCTGAGCGTTGGCGTGATTTCTCGATCTTCCGGCGCTCGGGCGTCTTGCTCCAAAAGCGGTCGCAGGCGGCGGACATTTCATCGAGCATGTTGGCGAGCCAGGCTTCTCGGAACTCCCGGAAGCCGGCCACCTCTTGAACGATCTTGCCGTGTTTGCCGAATCGTGGCTTTTTGCGTTTGCTCATGGCTGGGCTGTCCTCCGGTTGAACTCGGCGATGAGCAAAGCGTCCGCTGTGGCGTGCGTTACCTTCAGCGTCGGGAAAAGCTCCTGCGCCCTGCGTTTGCTCACATTCTTATCGCCCTTGGTGAGACACCCCATTGCCTTCTGCCACGCTTGAGGCCGCACGCGCTCGTAGGGGACGCGTAGCGCGGTCAGAACCGCTTGAAGGCGTCCATACCCCTCGCCGAATGTGAAAGCCGATTTGACGCCCATCTGCGGCGAAGAATGGACCAATTCCAGCACCGCCCGAGGCTCCGCCAGCGAAATGGCATCGCTGAGGAGGTCGATGAGGTCGCGGTCTGTCTCAGGCATTTTGTGCGCCCATGGGTCGCCGAGGGTTGGGATGAATGCGATACCGCCGGACAAGCCGGGGTCTATGCCGATGTAGAGTTTCATGAGTCTTGTTGTTGGGTGAATTTGGCGATGGCGCCGTCCATCTGGACCGGCACCGCGTGGCCGCGCTCGCCATCGCGGTTTTTGTCGAGTGAAATGAAGGATTCGTCTCCGTGGCGGATCATCCACACATGGTCCGAGTGCATCCCGATGGCGCGGGATTCGCGCAGTTTGCCGTCTTCGTTGAGCTGGCTGGCCGTGGCGACCGCGATGTTGAGTTGCAAAGCCAGCGCCTTGAGCCGCCGGGTGATCTCCGAGACATGCTGTTCGCGCGTCTCGTTCGATGCCATGGCCCGCAGGTGGACGAGTTGCACATAGTCCACGATCACGAGGTCGGCTTCGCCTTTGCCCGCGAGGTCACGCGCCGAGGCGTCGATCGACTCCATGTCGGTGAAGCCCGACTCGACCACGAGGCCGGATTGGGAAATCAAAGCCGAGGCCGAGTTGAATTTCGCCAGCATGTCCTTGTTGACCGATCCCTTGGCGCCCGCGATGCGGAAGACGCCGACATTAAAGCCCGCCAGGTGCGAGACCATGCGAGCGAGGACTTGGGTGGCCGGCATTTCGAGGCTGAAGACCGCCACCTTTTTGCCAGCGAGGACCGCCTGCACTGCCATCTGGAGGAGCAGGATCGACTTACCGCCCGAGGTCGGCGCGCCGATCGTCAGGAGTTCGCCCCGCTTGACGCCGCCATTCGTCCAGCGGTCCAGACGATCGATGCCGGTGCCAAATGCCTCCGCAGGCGTGTGGTTTTCGAGTTCCTCCGTCAGTTTGAGCAGGAGGTCTTTCGTCGAAACCCTCGGGCGGTCCACCATCATTGCCGCCTCGGAGAGAGCCAGCGACACACCGGCAATGTCTCCCTCCTGGCGAAGAAAAGCCCCCTCGGCCTCACGCACCGCGGACAATGCCCGGCGATACCTTGCCGCGTCCATCAGCGCGCTCCGGTGCCACGCCGCCGTCTTGGCGTCGCCCGTCGGCATGAAGTCCATAAGCTCGGTGAAGCCGTGCATCCCGCCGATCGCGTCGAGTTGGCCCTTGGCTTCGAGCCGCGACTGCACCGCGAACGGGTCGGTCGCCATGCCGGTCTCGGCGAGTTCCTTCGCCGTGGTCAAAATGATTTTGTGCGCCTCCGAAAAAAACAACTCCTCGGGCCAGGACATGACTCTCAGGCATTCGAAGTTTTGCAGGATGCAGGAGATCGCAGCCTTCTCGGCGGTTTCGTTGAGTGGGACGCTTGGGAGCATCGGGATAATCTTTGCGCTCGGTGTCATACGCAGGTGGGGAGGAAGCGGTCGCAAGACCGCTCTTTATTCTTCTCTTCTCTGGTTACAGATTTGTTACGCTTGTCCCGTAACTTTTCCGTAACGGCATCGTTGCCGCGTTTCTTGGCCATTCGCAGGGCCGCAAGTGCTCGGTCTTTAGAGGTTTGGCTGTTGTGCCGATCGAAGTTTACAAACTCGATTTTGTCGCCTTTCACAATCAACCAACCGCATTTTGCCATCGCTTCATCAAAGTTCGGCGTGTGCGTGATTTCGCGGATGATGCGCAGTGCCGTAACGCCCGTTACGCCGTCAGCGTAACAATTCCGTGACGCCCAAGCCCACACCTTCACGAGCTTCCCGACCACCGCGTCGAGATCCAGTCCGGTGTGGTCGGCAATCGCCGCCACCTCGACCTTCTCGTGCAGGTGGTTCTCTACTTTAATCCATTCTCCGGCCATGTTATTTCTTTCCCTTCATAGTGTTTGCATTCCGCTCGATGTATTTCCGCACGCGCTCCATGTCGGCCTCCGCCACCGCCTGCTCGGCTAGTGAATAGGTGTGCCGGTAGTTCGGCAGCGGCTCCGCCCGTTGAATGCGCGGCCCGATCGGGCAGCCGTTCAGACAGATGGAGAGGCGGAGCGAGAGGTCTTGGGTCATGGGTTAAAATCTTGAGTAAGGATCTTCCCTAAGAGACTTTTCTATTTCTGAGATTTTCCTCAGCTCCCCAAATATCGCTTTAAGATCAAACCCCTCTTTTTCAACAAGCCAAATAGCTTCTGTAATCAATGAAAGGACTTGTTTTTGAGATGTTTTCCCGCCATGACTTGCTTCAAGCCAAAAAGGAAAACGAAAGGAATCTCTGGCAAGCGGACCAAGCCCTTTTTCAACACGAAATTCTTTAGTCTCGTGATTCCAATAAATACGGGCATCTTTTATATTCATTTTTATTAAATCCTGCGCGTATCCACGCCGCGCCCCGGAGGGTTGAATCAGAACGGGATATCGTCGGTCTCTTTGGCGGGCTTGGCCTTCGGCGCGGGGGCCGAGGATTTGGGTGACATCCAGCGTTCAAGGGTGTTGAAGCGATGGCCGGGATCGGCTCCCTCTTCCTCGCCAAGAACGACCGTGGCCGTCTTTCCGATGAAATCCTCGGGCTGCACATCGATGTCCTCCCCTGGGATCACGGCGAACCCGCAGGCTTCGCGCACTTGGTCAATCTTCCACCCCGCTTTTTCGGTGAATGTCAGATGCTCATGCACTTCCGGCCCCTTGGCACCCTCGCCGATCTCGACGCGGCAGATGAGTTTGATCATCGGGTTTCCGGCCTTGGAGAGCTTCTCCATGGCGTTGACGATTTCGACTTTGTAGGTTCCCGGCTCCACGAAATAGACCGGCTTAGGTTCACTCTGTTTGTATGTTGGCATATTATTTTTTGGATTTGATTTGGCGCAGGGTGTTAATGGGTGACCCTGCTCGCACCGCTGACTCGTCCATCTCCACGCCGGCGTCGGCGCAGAACTGGCGAAATTTGTCGGCGCTCATCTTCCCGCCGAGAGCGAGGATGAGCGTTTCTTTTGAAACATTGGCGGAGGCCCGTGCGATGGCATCGGCCTCCACGAACTGCCGCCCCGCGCCGGTCGTGACCTTCCAGCCCGGAATGTCCTCACCAGCGGCGAGGCGTTCCTTGAGAGCATCGATGACCGGCTCGGCGATCTGCTTTTCCGCCAGCTTCCAGTTCGCGGCGAAGGCGGATAGCTCGACCGGATTCGCGAGAATTTGGTCGCGGATGTCGGAGAGCGCGAGGTCGGACTTGACCAAGGCCAGCGCCTCGGAGGATTGACGCACCAAGGCCCGGCACCCGTTTTGATGAGCACACCAGCCGCAGTATTCATTCGGCGTCGGCTCCGCCAACCGGCTGCTGGCCTCGGCGATGAGGTTTGAAACCGTGGCCTCCGCCTGGTCGCGGGTGAAATCGTAGGTGCGGCGGAGTCGCTGATCGACATAGATCACATGCGCCGTCCACGAGTTGGCGAAATGCTCGACCATGCAGGCGAGGGCGTAGGCCGCGAGCTGCTGGCGGTAGTTCCGCACTTGGCCCGTTTTTATGTCCGCCACCCACTGAGCCCGAACGCATACCGCATCAGCCGTTCCCGGCTTCGAAAGGCCAGGCACCTCCATGCCGAGATATTCTTCCCGCGTCTCGACATGGTAGCCGCCCGACAGGGTGCGAAGTTCATCCACGCCCCACCGAGCCACCGCCTGATCCTCGGCGCTCAGCGTGTCGAAAGTCGTCGGGTCATCCACCAAAAGCTCGCGGATCGCCTTGTCTAGCAGAGTGCCACGCTCCGCCGCCGCGCTGGTGCCGGGTGCGCCCGTAAACAGGGCGCACTCGGCGAGCTTTGGCAGGGAACTAGGACTGATCTCCTTTACCACCAACTCTGTGACCTCTGTGTCCTCTGTGGTCAATCCGCTCACGCCGCCACCTCCATTTGTGCGGTCGCCTTGGCAATGAGCGCCTGCGGGCGGGATTTGATTTGTGCCAGCAACTTCGGCGAGGCATTGCGCCAGGTCTCGCCCTCTTGGATGGATCCGTTGCCGGTCAGGAAGGCATTCACCGCCTCCTCGTTGGCTTCCAACAACTCCATGGCCGCCATCGTCTCGGCACCGAGGATCTCGACGGCAGGCGCCGAGGTTTTGGGTGCAGGTTTCCCGAACACATGCGCCACCGATTCCCATTCCATCGGCAACTCCTCGGCGAGGCCCGAGCGAGTCTTCGCGTCGTAGGCCGCCGAGTGGGTTGTGTAGATCACCCGCTCCTTGCCCCCCACCCCTTTGGCTTTGCCACCCTCCTGCGATACGGCCTTGGTTTTGAACCTGAAAAACCAAAGCTCATCGGCCCACTCTTTAACCAGCGGGCTGGACTGCTTCGACAGCTTCAACTCGTAGCGGTCGTATGCGGCGAGGATGTCCGGCGGCTCGGTGCGCTGAACCTTGGAGTGCGCCAGGACAACCACATGCTTGCCGGCATCGATCAACGAATCCAGCGCGGTAAGTAATATGGAAACTTTTTCCGCTGCCATGACCCACCCCTTGCCGAAGCCGAAATCCTCGACGCTCTGTTTCTTGTATGTGGCGAGAAGGTCTTGAATTGCGAGCCGCTCCGCCCAATCTACAGAATCAACTACAACCGTCTCGTAGTCCGTAGACTTAGCCTCTTTGATACGATCACCGAGTTCCTTCCAAGTGGAACAATTTTCTGCACGATCCACATCGAGATGGGCACTTCCACCCTCAATGTCGAGGAACAAGGGAGAAGGGAACTTGCTGGCGAAAGTGGTCTTTCCGACCGACTCCACCCCGTAAATGACCACCCGCTGTGGCCGCTGTTGTTTGCCTTTGATTATTTTCATCACTCTTTTGTTTGTTTGTTGTTGGTCAGCGTTTTTTGGGATGCGCTGCCCCCCTTGGCCCCTGCGGTCTCCTTGAGACCTAGCGAGGCAAAATCATTCTCGTGACGGACTCACGGCGGCCGCTTGCCAAAGCAGTTCGAGGGTTGCCCATTCGCAGTGCGTGAAGCATTCGGAGCAGACCGGCCCGAGGTCGTTATCCACCTGCTCGGCTTCGTGTTGGCAGACGGCGCACCTATTCATCGAAGTCCTCAAGGTTCTCGGTGTCCCACTCGCGCCAGCGATCTTTCCGCTCCCGTTCGAGCTTGTTGATCTCGTGCAAACGGCGGATGATGTTGTCCTGCCCCGCCCAGTAAGCGCAGATGATCGAGGCGAGCGTGACGATCGCCAGGGTGATGCCCATGCCGTCGCTCATCGGGCGCCCTCCTCTGGTGGCTCGGGGAGGTGTTGCCAGTTCAAGACCGGCACCAAAACGCGGGCCGCATTCGTGAACCGCCAGACGCCTGCATCTAAAAAGCCTGTCGCCACTTCGTCGTCTGCCGTGTGGATGATGACCTCGATGTCCTCGTCTGGCATCTCAACCGCTGCGGGGTTCCAGCCGCTCATCGCACGACCTCCACCCGGCTCGCAGAGCATCCGTATTCGATTCGGAAAAGCTCCCGAGCTTCCGATTCGGTGAAGGCCAAAAAAGTGTCCCCGACTTTTAGGCGGAGAAAATTAAACCCCTGCACGAGCCAGAGTCGCTTTTTCATCGTGCGAGCCTCCAGGTGATGACCGCCGCGATGGCGACCGGGCCGAATTTAAAAGCCGCGTCGATCGAGTAGCCGAGGCAGCGGAGAAGAGTTTCGAAGTCCATTACGCGGCCCTCCGTTTCCGTGTTGGGATCGTCGTGCGGTTTGCCGTCGATGCGTTCCGATAACCCCACCAATCCAAAAACGACTGACGGACGATGTGCCAACCACCGCACCGGCCCCGTGGCATCGTGGCGGCGAACTCACCGCGCTTGATGTAGTCACGAATGGAACGGGAAGAAAAACCCGAGAGGCGCTGAGCCTCCGCCATGTCGATGAAAGTCTCGGAGAGGTTCATTTCTTGGCCCTCCGTTTTTCGTTGCTCACTTGTTGGCGAATCGCCGCCGCGATTAAGCGACTGATCGGTGTTCCCCCGTTTTGCTCTGACTTCTGGCGGAGCCATTCCGCGAGTTCGTTCGGGAGGCTCACGCTCGTTTTGGTGTATGCACTTTGCATGGTGCTACCGATATCCTTGGTGCTACCGGTAGAGCAATAAAAAAAGTCAATGGGGTGTTTACCCCATACGAAGATTTCTATTGACATCCGCATGGGGACAAGGTTTGCGGGCGAAAATATTTTTCAGAAAAATTTGCGCGGTAGTGTGCGCGGTGCTACTAGTGGGAATATATGAAAGAGAAGACACACAAAAAACTGAACATCTCTTTGCCAAATGATCTTCACTCTTGGGTGGTCAAGAGACAGGCCGAAGAAAACAAAAAATCGAGGCTCTCCAAAACCGCTATCTCAACCATCATTGCTGACGCAGTCGAGCAGGCGAAAGCGAAAGAAGAAGAAGAACAGGGAAAAGTCCCATCCCCGGACAGTGCTGGTGCCAAAGTAGTGAGAGCGTCCGAGAGTTCCGTTTCTTCGCGCTCAACGGCCACGAGGAATTCCTCCCGCCGGGCTGGGTAGCCCAAATCCACGATTTAACAGCGAAACCTACATACGCCACCAAGCCCGCCAGTCTGCCTTGCGCGAAGGAACCGCGTAGGTCTTGAGCACCAGCGCCGTTGACGAATGCCCCATCTGGTGCGCGGTCTTGCCAGCATCCTGGCAGCGGCCGAGGTGGTAGGTAGCGAAAGAGTGCCGGAGGGCATTTTCCGGCAGCATGGCCCACGGCACGGCGCCCTCGTTGCTCAACCGCTCGATCAGCGCCTCACGCTCCCGATACAACCGGAGCGATTTCGCCGGCACAATCAGGCCCGTTTTTCCTTTAAAAAAATCCTTCCGCCTCGCCAGCGGCTCCGTGAAATCCACGATGCGTTCCGGCAGGCCCGAGGATTGTTTCGAGACCTCCCTCCGAACCTCGATCTGTCCTGTCTTCGGGTCCACATCCTCCCACCTCATGCGATGGACCTCGATCGACCTCAGACCAGCAAATGCACCCAGCAAAAACCAAGCCCGAAGCGCATCCGACATCTCCGCCTCCAAGATCGTTCGCAGTTCCTTTGCAGAAATCAGTGACCTCTTCGACTCCGCCTCCGGCGCCACGACGCGGCGAAATGGATTTCGGTCCAGAAGCTCCATGTCGACGCACCACCGGAAAAATCCCGAAGCATATCGATGCCACCCCGCCCGCGTCGTCGGCGCGCCCTTGATCTTTCCAAAGACCCGAGCCGCCTGCATCGGAGTGACCGCCGCCACCGCGCCAGGGAACGCATCCAAAAGCTCCCCACATATTTTTTCCAACTTCTCACGATGACGCTCAGAAGCCCCCGCCTTGCTCGCTATGTAATCCCGCACAGCCGACTTCATCGACATGCCCGAGGCCGACTGCTCCGACAGCGAATCCGTCCCGCCCTTTTGCAGTTTCTCCAAAAGCCCCGGCCCCGCCGCCCAAGCCTCCGCCTCGGTGCGGTAAAACCGGCGAATCCTTTTGCCAAAAATTTTCTCAGGAATCGTCAGCTTCCAAGGCGTCGAAGGCCGCTGCGGATATGGACTGACAAGAAAGGCACTCATGGTCTGTTGCCCACTTGTTGCCCGTGTTGCCCAAATTCTCAACTATTTTCTTCCACAAGCCGCCACTTCCCGCCCGTTGTTTCTGAAAGCCAAACACCCGCCGAGCCGCATAAAACCTAGCTCAAATCGATGTAAAGCACTCTGCCGGCGGCGGGACTCGAACCCGCACTCCGCTTTCGCGAAAACGGATTTTAAGTCGCTTTCTCGGGTTTGTTTTTCAATGACTTACGGGAGTGTTGCCCGTTGTTGCCCTAAAGGACTTTATTGAGTGCCGCGAGGAGGGCGGCGTGGGCGGCGGGGGAGCAATCGTCTTTGCGGCCAGGGGCGATGTCGGCGTGTCTCAAAATGTTTGCGAGCGGGATGTGGTGCTCGCGGAGGATGGGCAAGAGGTATTCCACAGCGGAGAGGAGGGCGTCTTCGCTCAATGGGGTCGAGTAGGTGTCGCCTTCCCATGCCATGCCGACAGAGAATGAGTTGGCGTCTTTGCGGCCTTGCCACGAGCTGACCCCGGCGTGCCATGTTCTCTGGCTCGGCAGGGCGAGGACGGTGCGTTTGCCGTTTCTGGCGATGATGCAGTGATACGAGACTTTGCTGACGGGGTCACAGCACCAAGAGACGCTCCCGGCGTAGGCTCCACTCGAGTGGTGAAGCACGATGTGGGTCGGCTTGATGACGCGGCCCGCTGAGATGTTGGGCGTCTTCTTGTTTGTCTGTTGGTAAAACTTTGGCTCGGGCTTGAGGGTGCCGGAGGTTTTAGCGGGCTTTGATGTTGGCTTCGCGGGCTTCGGCGCGGGCTCAGGCGCGGGCGCGGGGGATTGTGCCGGGCGTGGCAGCATGAAGAAGCGGGCGAGGAGGCTGATCATTTGTCTTTGAGAGCCGGAAGGGTTTTTTGGAACTCACCAAGAGCGTTCCAGAGGTCGCGGTTGTTGGCTTCGCTGTCGGTCAGGCGTGGCTCGAAGCGGACCGTGGCGCGGATGTGGAGCGTGCCAGCCTCGCCGATGCGGTCGCCGAATGGAGGCATCGGGACGGCCACGCACGAGGTCAAGAATGCCATGGCGAGGAAGAGCCAGCCGAGGATCATGAGCACGGCGGCGACTTGCTTGGGGGTCATTTTTCTTTTCGCAGGAGATTGATTAATCCCACGAGGCCGAGACCGGCCGCCACGATTTGGTTCTGAAGCTCGGGTTCCAAACGCAGGCCCAGAGCCGTGGCCACCAAAATTGCACCCCTCCAGGAAGACGACTCGGCCGCTCTGTCGAGAATGTAGAAGATTGCTTTCATTGCTTCGCGGCGGGGTGTCAAAGGTTCATGGGGCGTGGCGGTCGAGTTTGGACTCGAGTCGGTCCATGATCGTGATGGCGCGGTTCGTGGTCTGCTGGTTGCTGCTGATGACCTCGAGCATTTCGCGGTTGGCGGTTTTGAGGTGCGTGACGAATTCTTCGTTCTGCTGGTCCATCTTTGTTTCCACGCGCTCGAGGCGGCGGGTGAACCAGCGGAATAGGATGCTGGCGAAAACGAGCCCGATCGCCACGAGCGCGATCAGGTGCCAAGTGGCATCCTGACGCGCGGCGTGATTGATGATGCCGAGGGCGGAGTCGGGCGTCATGAGTTCGCCTGGGCAAGGAGATTTCCGACGATGGCCGTGGTCGCGCAGTTATTGAGGCGCTCCACGACAAGGGCGTCGGTCTTAGCCTTGATCGCGGTGATGTCGCTGTTAGCTGGCGCAACATAGTCGGCATCCGCGAGGCGGGTGCTGATGGCTTGGTCGACTCGGGCCAACTCGGTGGCAAGCTCGGAGCGGACTGCCGTGGCCACGGTGGCGGCGCTTGGGGCTGTCGCACCGCTGACTGGTGCATCGATGCGGGCGAGTTCGGTGGCGAGTTCTACGCGGACTTCGTCGGCGATGGCGGCTGCGGTTGGGACGGTCGGCGCATTAGTGAGGGTCGTGACGGTCGCCAAGGTGCCGGATGGCGCGAGGCGGCTGGAGACGGCGGCATCGATGCGGCCGAGTTCGACCGAAAGCTCGGTGCGGACTTGGCTGGCGATTTCGGCTTCGGTCGGGACATCGGGCGAGTTGGTCAATGTTGTGACCGTGCCGCCGGTGATTTCCTTGGTGCTTGCGGACCAGACGGCTGATGCCACGGTGGCTGCGCTCGGAGCGGCATCGGTGGGGATGCTGTCGAGTTTTCCGCCGTTGCGCTCGAGGTCGGAGCGGATGGCGGCGACGAGGGCGATTTCGTCCACATTCTGGTTGCCGATGGCTCCGACGAGTGCGTTGAGGACGGCTTGGCCGTCTGCCTCGTTGAGGAGCGATCCTTCGACTGCGGTTGCGATTTGCGCGGCGGTCGGCGGAGTTGTGTAGTCTGCATCTGCCAAACGGCTCGAGATATTTTGATCGATGCGGCCAAGCTCGGTTCCGAGTTCCGTGCGAACGGCTGTGGCGACCGTGCTGGCGCTCGGCGCGGAGGTTGGCGCGGTGTAGTCTGCATCTGCCAGACGGCTGGAAATCGTGGCATCCAGATTACTGAGCTCTGTCAGCTCTGTGCGAACGGCTGAAGCCACAGCGGCGGCTGTCGGGGCGCTGGTCGGGGCTGTGTAGGCTGCCGAGGCCAGACGGCTTGAGACGGAGGCATCCAGATTGGAAAGCTCGGTCAATTCCGTTCGGACGGCGGAGGCTACCGAAGCGGCACTAGGCGCGCTCGGGAGGTCGCCGGTCGTGAGGGTCGAGCGGCTGGAGATCGTGGCGTCGAGGTTGGCGAGCCTGGTCGAGTTGGAATCCAGCTCGGTGCGGATCTGGACCACGGTTGGAGCGCTGGATGCAACTTCTGCGGTGCCGTCCCACACGATGCTGCCGCTGCCGACATTGGCTCCGGCGCTGCGGAAGGTGAGTTGGTAGGTGCCTGCGCTGCCGGTCATGTCGCCTGAGTAGAATCCACTGGTGCCGACTTCGCTAAGGTTGATGGCGGAGCCTACGGCGGCTCCGGCTTGGTAGCGTTGGGCGGTGACGGTGAGGCCGGTCTTGAGGGCGATGTTGAGTTCGTTTGGCATGGTGTGGTGCGGTTAGGAGTTAGCGGGGACCCATTCGAGTTTCCACGGGCCTTCGTCGGCGGGTTGCGGTGGGATGTCGGGGGTGAGCGGTTCGCCTTCGCTCCATGTGCGGAGGGGGGCGAGGGATGCGCGGAAATCGGCTTCTTTGGCCCATTCGCCGTAGGTGGTGACGCCGTTGTTGATGGTGATGGTGTGGACGAACATGAGTTAGTATTTGTTGAGGTAAGCGCTGCGTAGTGTGGTGGGGTCGAAATTAAAGCCTGCCGAGGAGAAATCGCCGGAGCAGATCCGCGCCGAATCGGAGTTGCGTGGAACGCAGAAAACTCGGCCGTCTGGTAACAAGACGCCGCCTGCAAATGCAATATTCCCCGGATAGGTGCCTGCGGGGGTAGAGACCGAATTGGCAACCGGATCGTAAATTCGTGCCGAGGTGGAGCTGTTCGGCACGCAGAAAACACGACCGTCTGGTAACAAGACGCCGCCTTGAAATGCAGCAGCCCCCGGATAGGTGCCTGCGGGTGTCGAAAGCGTATTGGCAACCGGATCGTAAATTCGCGCCGAGGTTGAGCTGGCTGGAACGCAGAAAACTCGCCCGTCTGGCAACAACACGCCGCCGATAAATGCACTGCTCCCGGGATAGGTGCCTGCGGGTGTGGAGACTGAATTGGCAACCGGGTCGTAGATTCGTGCCGAAGTGGAGTTTAACGGCACGCAGAAAACTCGGCCGTCTGGTAACAAGACGCCGCCTGCAAATGCATCGCTCCCCGCATAGGTGCCTGTAGGCGTGGAGACCGAATTGGCAACCGGATCGTAAATTCGCGCCGAGGTTGAGCTGGCTGGAACGCAGAAAACTCGCCCGTCTGGCAACAACACGCCGCCGATAAATGCACTGCTCCCGGGATAGGTGCCTGTGGGTGTGGAGACTGAATTGGCAACCGGGTCGTAGATTCGCGCCGAGGTGGAGTTGCGTGGAACGCAGAAAACACGACCGTCTGCTAACAAGACGCCGCCTGCAAATGCAATATTCCCCGGATAGGTGCCTGCGGGGGTAGAGACTGAATTGGCAACCGGATCGTAAATTCGTGCCGAGGTGGAGCTGTTCGGCACGCAGAAAACACGACCGTCTGGTAACAAGACGCCGCTTGCAAATGCATTGCTCCCAGGATAGGTGCCTGCGGGCGTGGATGTGGTGTCGTTGTCGATGTTATTTGCCGGGAAACGGTTCGCCTGCGCGGTGCGGGTGTATTGCAAACGGCTCAGGATGTCGGGGAGGTAGAATGTATTATTGAGCGGCCAGAGGCTGCGCCGAGCCAATTCCATGACGCGCATGCGGCTCCACATGCCGCCTGCGCTGGTCGATGAGGGGCTGGTGTTTGGCTCGTGGCCGATGTATCCGTGTTCGCGCATAGGGTTAGGCGATTTCCTCGTAGGAGATAAGAAGGTCGATGGCTCCGGCGGAACCTGCGAGGGCGTGGATGGCGTCGCCTTCCTCGAGGTTCAACCCGCCGCCGTCCACCTTGGACAGGAGGACGATCGAGGCATTTGCCGGAACGGGGATGGTGCTGGCCATGTAGCGGTGCGTGCTGGCGCGAAAATGCGTGACGCTGATGCCGACCGTGCCTGCGCTTTTATTTGCCGCGATGATGGTGGAGAGGCGCAGGAGCTTGTTGCTGGCTGCGGGGTTCTCGACGCCGGTGGAGGCGAGGGATGCGGTGACGGCGTAGGCGGTGGTCTTGCCGATGATGGATGTGGTGTTGACGAGGTTTGGAGCGGCCATGGTTTTGTGGTGGTTAGAGGTTTAGAAAATGAGGCTGAACGCGATGACGCGACCGGCGCTGGCGGCGGTGATGGTGTTGCCGGAGACGGTGAGGCCGGGGCC